CCATTTTGCCTTCTTCCAGTACATCAAGTTCATCAAAGGCTTCTGTATAGATTTCTTGTTGTTCTTTCATGGCTTGTTTTGTAGCAGTAGCATACATCACATTCTTAGCACGGTCACCATAACGAGCCTTAAAACCTTTTAATCCTTTTTTCATTGACTTAACAATCTTTTCACGCTTCTCTTTTTCGGAAGGAGTCATGTGACGTTCTTCTTCTTCACCGAGTTTAGTTTCTTTCTTGCCTTTATGCATGTTCTTTTCATGCTTGTGGACCTCTTGGTCAGCAATCTTTCTTGCTTCTGGAGGTGTCACATATTTTTCATTTGTCATAGAGTGCTTAGACAAATGTGTTTCTTTTTCTTCTTCTTTCTTTAGAGCAGAAGGTTTAACCATTTTCTTAACTAATGCTTTGTCTTCTTTCTCATCAGGATGAGATTCTTCTTTCATATCTTCTGGATCTTTTTTATACTTTTTAGTGTATACATCACCAGTAGATGTTTTCTTATGCTCATGGCCTGTCAATTCACCAGGTTTTTTAGGCAATTGACTTGGCTTACCTTTCCAATTAAAAGGACTATCTTTTTTGTCGTCTTCTTCAACTGGACGAACTACAGCGGAATGACCTTTTGCAGCAGCTTTATCATCATGTTTCTTTAGAACTTGACCACCAATTTTTTCAGGTGGTACCATACCTTCAGAATGTGGTTTAGAAGTAACTGGATACTTTTTACCTTGGAACTCAAAGTGTGATTGGCCTGCTTTTCTAGCAGCATGTGCTGCTTTATGGAAACCAGTTTCATCTAATTCTGGTTCTAAAAGCATTTTCTTTTTTTCATCTTCTTCCATAATTGCTTTTGTTGCATCAATTAAGGCTTGAGATACTAGTGATTTAGTAAACATTATTTTGCTCCTGTCTTTTTCTTTTTCTTGATAGTTATACCCGATTGTCCATACTTATCCGCTGGCAGTTCTAGAGGTTCTTTATTGCTTGCACCACCTGTAGTTCCGCTAACTCCCGCTTCACCAGATAGTCCAAAATCAAAAATAGATTCTCTAAATTTCTTCAAACCTTTTTTCTTTTCAGCTAATGGGTTTGGGCTAACCATTCTAGGTTTACCCGCAAAATCTGCAACATCATCATTATTAAACTCTGTTGCTTCTCTATATGTTTGGTCTCCTAGACCTGCACCAGCAGCACCTGTTGTTGCTCTTGAGTCAAATGTAGAACCAACACCATCAGCAGTACCTATTCTAGCTGCACTTAAAGATTTATTGCCATTTTTACGCAACTTTTCTTTGTTAGCATCCATATTAAAACGATTTTCTTTTGGTTCTGGATGCTTAGTCATTGTAGGAACAGATTCGGTATACGTATTACCACCACCTATTCTAGCTATGTAATTTGTATTTTGCTTAATGTCACCATCACGGACATCATCTCTTTTACCTAACTTAGCCGCATATTGCATTATAGGACTGTTATTATCTTTAATAACATTCAAACCTTTGCTTTTAAGATTATCTTTTTGGATGTTCTTAGCGTTCTTTTCTTCATATAAATTTAAGAATCTATTAGATTCATTATACACAGATTCACCTAAGAAGCTAGATGTTTCTTTGTATAAGTCTGTTATTTCTTCCGATTCTTCTTCTAAACTATTGCTATTATCAAATCTCACAAAATTCTCAAATAATTCTGTGAAAACTTGAACATTCTTATGTGCTTTTTCCCATTTGTTTTGACGGACAGATTCTTCCATCATCCTAGTTAAAAGAGAATTGCGTTCTTTACTTACTCTGTTGGTTGTGTCAACAAAAATCATCATGGTTTCGTAACCAAGTTCTTCCAATTCTTCTTTGACAAAAGCAATTCTTTCTAAGTCATCAGCAGGACCATTAATAATTAATGGACCACGTGTTCTTATTGATTCAAAGCGAGGATTCATTGACTTCATGGCCAATTTGTGTTTGTCATTAAGAACATCACATACTTGAGTGAAATTGAATTCTACTGCTCTTGATTCGGCAATAGCTTCACGTAAAACAACATCTTTACCAGAACCTGGACCACCAGTCACAAAAATAGCCTTGTGATGACCATGTGTGTAACTCTCATGTAAGCCCATACCTTTACGGACATCTTTCATTAACTCTCTTGCATGTTCATCTTTAACATGATGTGGAACACCTTGCCTGAATGATGAAAAGTCATTGTTTTTAGCATGTTCACGCATCTTAGTGCCAGACATACCTTCTGCACCTTCAGCATCTGGATCACGATGACCAGCAGAGTGTACTGTAATATGTTTGAAATTATAATGACCATGTCCTGCTTTTACACCATTGTATTTGTGTAATAAAGCATGCATTTCTTTTACACGGTCTGAACCAGCAATAACATGTAAGTGTGTAGCACCTTGTGCATGTAACTTAGCTGCATGGTGCATGATTGTTGGATGTTCTTTAGAAGAAGCCTCGAAATGAGTACCTGGTGAATATCTCTTTAAGTGCTTAATCTTCTGTTCACCTGAAAGTGGATTCTTTTTAGCATCTTGTGAATGAGATACAACCACAGTATGTGGTGCTTTATGTTTGGCTGCAACCTCACGTACTTTGTCAATTAGTTTTAAGTGACCAGTAGTTGGAGGATTCATGCGACCAAAAGCCATAACCGCATGTTTCTCTTTTGATGCTTCTTCTTCAATAATCTGTAGGAATGACTTCATTTTCTGACTTTAAGTAAATTAGCTCTTGCAAATTCGGCTCTATTGACTAATTTAGTTGGTTCACCTGCATGGTTGACAACAAAGCCTTCTGGACCAGTTTTCTTACCATCGATGTGATGTTCTAAACCACCTTCATGGTGTTGTAATACATCTACCAATTTATTTTTTGCTTTTTGTAAATGACTGTGCATCTTTAGCAGATTATCATAATGTGATTTATTAGCTTCAATATGTTTCACGTGTGGGTCTGCTTCTTTTTCTCTTTTAACAATACCTGCTGGCGTCTTTAGTTTTGTTGCAGCTTTCTTGTATTTGTCAACAATGTGTTTCTTCAATCCTTCAGTATTCGGTTCTTCACCTGTACGAACTGTATGGTTGATATAGGTTGATAGATGACCAGTTTCACCCATATGGCTAGATGCAATATGGTTGTACATGTCAGGATGTGATTTATGAATCTTTTCAGCAGCATTCATGTGCTTCATAAACTCATTTTGGTCTTTATCTGAATAATGGACTTGTCTTGTATCGTGGTTTGGTGACTTTTGCCAAACATCAGGATGTTGTTTGAAGTTATGTAAGTCAGGATGTGGATCAGCTTTCATGGAACTAATATCGTTACCATGATACTGAGTATGTGTCACAATACCTAGTTTAGACCTTTTGACCTTGTCGGCCTCATCACCTTTGGCAGTATAAGTGATGGTGTTAGGTGTAAATGATACTTTGCCACCTGGTTTGTGTTCCAAATCTTCACCTGAGTGCATGATATCGCCTTGATATACACCAGTCTTAGGTGTAACTTTCTTCAAGTGATTCAATGCGGCATGGAGTTTATCCATAAGACCTGGAGCGTGTCCATGATTCTTTAGAATATCAGCATGAGTGTAATTTATTTTAGGTGTCTTATTAAATGCGGATTTTGATGCTACAAAGAACTTACCATTCTCTGGATGGTGACCAAAAACCAAAGAAGGAGAGCCGTCATATTTCATTGTCAAAGCAGAACTATTACCACCAGATTTAATGTGGTTGTGTGCCTGCATCAATGCACCTTTAGCATGCTCGAAGCCTTTTGCGCCATGGAATAATGGTCTGTCCTCAGCATGGTGAATATGCTTGAGTTTAGAACCTTCTTCGGCCTCTGCTTCTTCTTTCAGAAATGTGATAAAACTTTTCATGTTTCCTTAGACTTGCAATACACTTTGATTGCCATGAAGTTATTTATACAACTTTTTAATTCATACCTCAATTTATATAAAGATTGAGGAGAATACATAGTCAATAACTTTCTACTTGACCATTACCTGCCAACCAGCCAGAAACGTGTATTTTGTCAAATTCAACCAAATATTCTTTTGGAATATTAACAAAATGAGCATGTTCAAAGTCCATATATTGATATAATGGTACGTTTTTGATACAAACTTCCATGTAATTCTCAATTAGAGATGGACACAAAGAGAACATTCTGGTGATTAATAAGTCTGTAGCACCATGTGTTACATGTCCCATCCATGTTGGAATACGTTTTTTGAATACATATTTGCCAAACATGTCATCGTAAGCACTGATATCAAAACCATCTTCCAATAAAGAGCGTCCGGATATCTTAAAGATTCTTTTGACTTCTTTCATAAATGGTTGTTGTCTAAGAATGGCAAAAGCATTAAATGATAATGCACCTTCGGCCCAAGCCTTCATGTCTTTGGAAGAATACTCATGCACTTCTGGAACTTTATTCATATCCATAAAATAATTGCATTTAGATACTAGTATCTCTGTTTCTTCTCTGGTGAAATGATAAAGTGATGCATCAGCTAAAACGATAATGGCTTCTGGTACCTTCTGTCTTATAGAATCTAAGGTTGCAACCGTCTGGTCAAACCTTTGTTGGTGGTTATAAAACCGGACATTCAAGGATTTGATGGCGGAGGTAACAAAAAACATATTTTTACTTGGAATCATAATACTTTTCTCTTAATTTTGTTACATAATCACTGCAAACGGCATAGATGTTATTATACTCTATTTCTAAGTTTTTGTCAAGAGCTTCAGGCATAACTAAAATGCTACGAGTCGTTAATTCTTTACCAGGATAAGTCCAAATATACTTATTACTGGTCAATGCAAAATCGTCCTCTTGATGCCAGAAGTAATTGAATTCAGTTGTGGTTAACCATCTTAATGCACCTAAATTCTTAGCATGAATCCATAAACCATAATATGCATGGTATTTTTGTAACCACTCAAGTGTAACCGCATAATCTGGCCTATCGTGGCCAAGATATAGGTCGGAATTTGTAACCCAAAGGTCAATCTCACATTCAAAACCATCTTTCATGGACTTTTCAATTTGTTCTGGTCTGTTTTCTAAGTTAACATCAGGTCCTTCGGTCAGACCTCTATGTGCAATGAATTTCATAGATACAATCCCAAAGTGTCACTATTGCGTTCTATATTGATAGCTTCTGCTCTTGGATATGGA